TGCCTATGACGCATGGGAGCGCAAACGGGCTGAAAAGCTCGTACAAGAGAGAAAACAAAACTCATAAGCCACATTATAAGGCCGAGAAGTAGTTTCTATTTTTAAATACTCCTAGAACCGTTATACCGGCAGGAAAGGAAATTCAATATGTTAGTAGATGATAACGAAGAGTTAGGCTCAGGTAGTGAACTGGAAGCTGTTGAACAAACACAAGTACAACAGACAGCCCCTGAACCCCAACAACCAGCTTTTGAAGTCCCCGAGAAATATAAGGGCAAGACAGCAGAAGACATCATTAGGATGCACCAAGAGGCTGAAAAGCTCATTGGTAAGCAAGCCCAAGAGGTTGGTGAGGTTCGTAAGTTAGCCGATGAACTCCTGAAACAAAGTCTCGCATCGAATAAACCTCAACATATTGAACAGCAAGAGCCTGAAATTGACTTCTTTGAAGACCCCAAGAAAGCAATTCAGAAAGAACTGTCAGCTCACCCTGATGTTATCGCAGCTCGTGAAGCAGCTTTGACATTCAAGAAGATGCAGATTCAGCAGAAGTTGAACTCAGATCACCCTGATTTCACACAAGTAGTACAAGATCCAGAGTTTGTTAACTGGGTAAAATCTTCACCCGTTCGCATGGGCTTGTACGCTAAAGCAGACGCTGAGTATGATTATGACAGTGCCAATGAGTTGTTGTCTACATTTAAACAGATCAAGTCTGTAAAGGCACAAGAGACTAAAGCAGCTGGAGAAGTTGCCCGTCAAAGTGCTTTGAAGAGTGCAGCTGTTGATGTAGGCGGTACAGGAGAGTCATCTAAGAAAGTTTATCGACGGGCTGATCTAATCCGTCTTCGTATGACTGACCCTGCTCGATATGAAGCTCTGTCTGATGACATTATGAGAGCATATCAAGAAGGAAGGGTCCGCTGATGGAATGTTCTCAACTAGAACTAGGATGGTTAGCAGGTATTATTGATGGTGAAGGAAGCATAACTGTTGTAAAACGAGGCCCTACATTTGTACCTTGCGTAAAGATGTCAAATACATCTAAATTACTAATAGACAAATATTGTAGTCTTTTAGATAAATTAGATATTTCATATCACTGTTACGGAAGACAAAAAGAAGGAAATCGTAAGTACCAATGGGAAGTTTCTGTTGAAGGTCGTCCGCGTGTTTTTAAATTTGTTACTCTATTGCAAGATATTTTAATTGCAAAAAAGTCACAAGCAGAAAAAACACTGGAATGGATAGAAAGTAGAGGACTTGATTTAAGAGGTCCTTACACTGAACATCAACTTCAAATTATCAAAGATATCCGAAACCTAAATGGTAGAGGAAGAGAATTTTCAGAAGCAAGTTAAGTAATAACATTTAATATTATAAATTAGGAGCTTTAAAAATGGCCGCTACTTTTGCAGCAACCAATGCTGTTACCGTTTCCAACGCTGATGCGTTTATCCCCGAGATTTGGTCTGATGAGATCGTTGCCGCATACAAGAAAAACTTGGTTGCAGCTAACCTCATCAAGAAAATGTCTCACCGTGGCAAGAAGGGTGACACTGTTCACATTCCTAGCCCAACCCGTGGTTCTGCCTCTGCCAAGACTGCTGCTAACGCAGTGACCTTGATCGCTAACACAGACAGCGACATTCCAGTGTACATCAACAAACACTACGAATACAGCCGTTTGATCGAAGACATCGTGGCTACTCAAGCATTGAACAGCTTGCGTTCTTTCTACACTGAAGACGCTGGCTACGCTTTGGGCAAGCAAGTTGACTCTGACATCATCCAGTTGGGCCGTACTGTTCAAGGCGGTGCTGGTGCTCGTTACGCTGGTGCTTTCATCGGTTCTGACGGTACTACTGCCTATGACTACACCACTGACAACCAAGCTGCTTTGACTGATGCTGCTATCCGTCGCACCATTCAGCGTTTGGACGATGTGGACACCCCAATGGACGGTCGTTTCTTCATCATTCCTCCTTCAAGCCGTAACACCTTGATGGGTTTGAGCCGCTACACTGAGCAAGCCTTCGTTGGTGAAGCTGGTCAAGGCAACACCATCCGTAACGGTGAAGTGGGTAGCTTGTATGGCGTGTCTGTGTTTGTGTCTAGCAACGCTGATACCCCTAACGACGCTAACGACGGTTCAGGTACAGCTCAATCAGCCCGTGTGTGCTTGATGGGTCACCGTGACGCCTTCGTGTTGGTGGAACAAATGGGTGTGCGTTCACAAACTCAATACCAACAGCAATTCTTGGCTAACTTGTTCACTGCTGATACATTGTACGGCGTGGCTGAGTTGCGTGACGACGGTGCTGTGGCTTTGGTTGTTCCTGCCTAATTGTTGAACTGAGTAGGCCCTTCGGGGCCTCTCTTCTTAACTTAATCAATTAGACTTTTAAAGGAATAAATCATGGCTGCTGCTTCCGCTGTTGTGGTTGAGCGTGGTACTAAGCAATTTCAGGGCATGTTCTCTGAAATGTGGAAAGTAAGTGCTACTCTTGACGCAGGTTCATTGTCTGACGGTGCTGGTGAAACAGACACTGTTGCCGTTCCCGGTGTTGCTATCGGTGATATGGTTCTTGGCGCATCTTTCGGTGTTGATGTTGCTGGCTTGAGCGTTACTGGTTATGTGAGTGCTGCTAATGTGGTATCTCTGCGTGTCCAGAACGAATCAGGTGGTACTGTTAACTTGGACTCTACTACCATTAAGTTGGTTGTGGGCCGTCTGAGCTAAGAAAACCAATAAAAACAATAACAATAAGAGTTTTACCCCTTCTTTCTACCTTATACGGGAAGAGGGGGCTTTTTAAAGACTACAAGGTGTGGTTTTTAGAAAGAAGAGAAGTAATATGGCTAAATTTAGATGTCTGGTTTCAGGGAACATCGTCGAATTTACTCAACAAGTAGATATTGACAGTATGGAAGGTCACTCAGGTTACGAGTGGGTGGATGAAGATGAGGAAGAGGACTACGAGGAAGAAGAAGAAGTCCTTACTCCACCAAAGAAGCGTATGGGTAGACCACCAAAGAACAGCAAGGACAAATAAACGATGGCAATATATAGGGGTGATGGAGGAAGCTTAGACGGGCTTGTTGAGTCCGAAGTTATCCTTATTGCTATTTCCCAAGGTGGTACAGGGTCTAATACGGCCTCTGGTGCTAGGACTAACTTAGGTCTCGGCACTGCTGCTGCTACTGATGCCTCAGCTTACGCTACCGCTGCTCAAGGAGCCTTAGCTGATACAGCTACTCAGCCCGGTGACTTAGGTACTGCTGCTGCTGAGGATGTAGGTTACTTTGCAACAGCCGCACAAGGGGCTTTAGCTGACTCAGCTGTACAACCCGGTGATTTGGCTACAGTAGCTACTACAGGCTCATACAATGATCTTACTGATTTGCCCACAGCTGGCTCTGGTACTGTTACTTCAGTTGCTTTGTCTGTTCCAACAGGGTTGTCAGTATCTGGTAGCCCAGTAACTACTACAGGCACACTTGCTGTAACCTACGCTACTGGTTACGCTATCCCAACTACAGCTAAACAGACAAACTGGGACACAGCATACGGTTGGGGCAATCACGCCTCAGCTGGTTATCTTACAAGTGAGACTTATACTGGCACAGTAACCAGTGTAGCTGCTACAGTTCCTACTGGGTTTGCAATCAGTGGTTCTCCTGTTACAAGCTCAGGGACTCTTGCTCTAACATTTGCTGCTGGATATTCGTTACCTACAACTGCAAAGCAAACTAATTGGGATACAGCGTATGGCTGGGGTAACCACGCTAGTGCAGGCTATCTGACCTCTGAGACTTACACAGGTACAGTTACCAGTGTTGCTATGTCAGTTCCTACAGGTCTTTCAGTCTCTGGGACACCTATTACAAGTTCAGGAACTTTAGCTGTTACCTTGACTGCTGGTTATAGCATCCCTACTACCTCAAGTCAGACTAACTGGGATACTGCGTACACTGATCGCTTGAAATGGGATGGTGGTTCAACTGGTTTGACAGCCTCCACAGGTCGTACTAGCTTAGGTGCTACGACTGTTGGCGGTAACTTATTCACGCTGACTGACCCTTCAGCAGTTACTTTTGTAAGACTTAACGCTGATAACACTGTCAGTGCTCTTAGTGCTTCAGACTTCAGGACTGCTATTGGTGCAGGTACTTCTAGCACTACAGGCACTGTCACTAGCGTAGGAATGACTGTTCCCACAGGATTGTCTGTGTCTGGAACACCAGTGACCAGCTCAGGTACATTGGCTGTGACGCTTACAGCAGGGTATTCAATACCTACAACTACAAGTCAAACTAATTGGGACACTGCTTACGGATGGGGAAACCATGCTTCAGCAGGTTATTTAACTTCTTCGTCTACTTTAGACGCATCAAAGCTATCTGGAGTGATAGACGGTGGTACTTATTAAATAGGGAACTATGAAACATGGCTGCAACAATTAAGATTAAAAATAGCTCTACAGCGTCTGCTGTACCTACATCAAGTGATCTAGTCCAAGGTGAATTGGCTGTCAATGTCACCGATAAGCGTATCTTTACTGAGAACGCTTCAGGTACTGTCGTTGAACTAGGTACTAACCCGTCTATCCTGACCCTTCCTGACGGTTCAGCAAGTGCTCCTACCTTGACTAACGATGGAGATACTAACACAGGTCTTTTCTTCCCTGCTGCTGATACTGTTGCAGTAACTACTGGTGGAACTGAGAGAGCTAGGATTGATAGTTCTGGTAACTTGGGTGTTGGTAGAATTCCTACAAGCAGTTACAAAATTGATACTCAAGGGGATACAGGTATTCGTATTCTTGATTCAGCCGCGGCACGAGAGTTAACATTAACTCCTCCAACCGCTTCTGGCGACGCTGCTTTTGTGACTTCTAGTAGTGCTAATGGTCTGGCTTTACGAGCAAGTAGCGGATCTGGTTCAGTTATTTTTGCATCAGGCGGAACATCAGAAAAGATGCGTCTTGACACTAGTGGGAATTTGGGTATTGGTACTTCAAGCCCAAATCAAAAATTGGATGTAAACGGTGCTTCTGTTGTTCGTGGCACATTGACTGCTCGTCAAACATCTGCTTTAGCTTTTGACTATGTAACGGCTAGCAACTTAGCAAGGATTATTTCTTACGGCCCAAACACTTCAACTGCTGGTGTTATATCTTTTGTTACTGAAAGCTCCGATGGAAGCGTAGGTGGAGAACGCGCCCGTATCGACTCCAGCGGTAACTTGCTGGTGGGGACTACAAGTCAAGTTAATAGCGGTAAGGTTTGTTTTGTAGGCGACTTTAACTCTAGTAATGGTATTGTGCTGAAAACAACTTACGCAAGCACAGGTTCTATTTTTGCTTTGTTTGCAAACTCTGCTGGTTCAACAGCTGGGTACATAACACAAAACGGAACAACAACAGTTCAATATGTAACTTCTTCAGACTATCGACTGAAAGAAAACATTACACCAATGACAGGCGCTTTGGCTAAAGTTGCTGCGCTCAAACCATGTACTTACACATGGAAAGAAGATGGTTCTGTTGGTCAAGGTTTTATCGCCCACGAATTGCAAGAAGTTGTGCCAGACGCTGTCGCTGGTAACAAAGACGATGTTTATGAAGATGGTTCAATCAAACCTCAAGGCATTGACACCAGCTTCTTGGTTGCAACATTGACAGCAGCAATTCAAGAGTTGAAAGCAGAATTTGACGCTTACAAAGCCTCACACCCTTAAGGACTAAGATATGACAGCAATCACATGGAAAATCAATAACCTAGAACGCCAAACCTCTGACGGTCTTGTAACAGTAGTGCATTGGGGTGCTTACGCAACTGAGGCTAGTAATGACGCTGAGAAGCCCTACAGCGCAGGTATTTACAGCACACAAGGCTTAGAGCGCGATGGTGACTCATTCATGAACTACGACACATTGACTGAACAAACAGTCCTTGGTTGGTTGTGGGGCAAGATTGACAAAGAAGCTGTGGAAGCTGCTCTAGAGGCTCAGATTGAAGCTCAGAAGGCCCCTGTGAAAGCTAACGGTCTTCCTTGGGTGACTGAGGAGGCTTAAAGGTGACTGAGCATCAGGTAGACACAGCAGCCGCTGTAGTGGCTAAGACAGCTCCTCCTGTTGGAGTATCCTTGGCTACAGTGGCTGGTTATCAGGTAAGTGAATTAGTACTTTGGGCTACTCTTGTGTACACCGTCTTGATGATTGGTCATAAAGTGTACCAAATATATAAAGATATCCTTGGATATCGTAAAGAAGTAAGCAATACTCTTGACAAATAAGAAAATTTAAGATAGGATATAACACATTATGGCACTCAAAACTCTCCTCTCAGCTGTTACAGCCACTGGTGCTTCTTTGGCAGTTGGCACTGACAGCAACAAACCTGCTTTCATTCAGGTATCTGGTATTACCTCAGCTACTGTGGCTGCTCAAGGTAGCGTAGATGGTTCTACATGGTCTACTATCGGTACAGCTTTGACTGCCGATGGTTTGATTACCATTACTAACCCTCCTCCTTATATCCGTGCCAATGTGACTGTGTATGTTACAGGTACTATCACTGTCAAGTGCAGCACTTAATAGGGGATCATCATGGCAACAACTAAGAAACAAAAACCAAGCAAAATAGGTAAGGTCATGGGCGAATATAAAGCTGGTGAACTGCATAGCGGTAGTAAATCAGGCCCTGTGGTTAAGAACCGTAAACAAGCTATTGCTATTGCCATGTCAGAGGCCAATATGCCTATGCGTGGACAGCGTACAGCTAAGAACAAGGCTAAGAAAGCTAAATGAGATCAATTACCGTAGGTGGTAACTTAACAGCTAACACCGAAACAACAATCTACACAGTTCCAACTGGCTACTATGCTAAGTGGAACTTGATGTACTTGTTGAATGGTACTGGATCTACTAAGCACATGACTGTTGTATGGAATGATGCTAGTGCAAGTACAGATATTTATATATTGAACACATATTCTATAAGCTCCAAAGAGTTCTTAAAGCTAGACGGTGGGGCTTATATGGTATTGGAAGCTGGAGACACAATCAAGATGACTTCAGAAGCTGGTAGCTCATTCTCTTATATCTGTACCTTTGAAGTTGAAAAGAAAGAAGGTATCTAAATCATGGCTACTTATTTAGATGTAGTTAACAGTGTACTTCGTAGGTTGCGTGAGCCTACAGTACAGAGCGTGGATGACACCGCTTATTCCTCTATGATTGGTGTCTTGGTTAATGATGCCAAGCGTGAAGTTGAGGATGCAAATGAGTGGAATGCTCTGTCTTCTACTGTCACAGTTAGTACAGTTGCTGGAACTTACAACTACACATTGACAGGTGCAGGTACTCGCTTCCGTGTTCTTGATGTTGTAAACGACACAAATAACATCTTGTTGCAGAATGCTCCTACAACTTGGATGACTCAACAGTTCTTGTTCACTTCGGACAACGACAGAGGCTCCCCAATGTACTACAACTTCAACGGTGTAGACACTAACGGAGACACACAGGTTGACCTCTTTGAGCGCCCTGATGGTGTCTATTCCCTCCGTTTTAACTTGGTTGTTCCTCAAGCTGAACTGTCTACCGACACAACCCGTATCTTGGTTCCTAGTCATCTAGTAGCTATGTTGGCCTATGCTAAGGCTATCGCTGAACGGGGTGAAGACGGTGGTAACCTTTCCTCAGAAGCGTATGCACTGTTCAAGAACGCTTTGGCTAACGAAGTTGCTATTGAGCGTAACCGTTACTCTGAAGAAATGAACTGGACTGCTCCTTGATATGGCTGAACAACTCGTAGGATCATCCATTGCAGCCCCCGGTTTTAAGGGGATCAATACTCAAGATAGTTCTGTAACTCTTGAGTCAGGGTTTGCCACGATTGCTAATAACTGTGTAATTGATAAGTTTGGTCGTATTGGTGCTCGTAAAGGTTGGTTAGCTAAGAACTCAACTAGCACTGACTTAGGTAGCAACCCTATCCAAGCCATCGGTGAGCTTATTGGTAACGACGGTACTAGCTACACTATCTGTGCAGGTAACAACAAGCTGTTTAAGCTCTCAGGCGGTACACTCACTACCTTGACATACGGTGGTGGCGGTACAGCTCCTACAATCACGACAAACAACTGGCAGATGGCTCCTTTGAATGGAGTCCTTTACTTGTATCAAGGGGGCTATGACCCACTAGTGTTTGACCCTGCTGTGTCTACAACTACCTTCCGTAGAGTCTCAGAAAAGACAGGTTACTTAGGCACAGCTGAACAGAATAATGTGGCTATTAGTGCCTTTGGTCGGATCTGGAGTGGTGGTAATACTACAACTAAGAGTACAGTACAGTTTAGCGATCTACTTGCTGGTCATGTCTTGTCTACAGGAACTTCAGGTACTTTGGATGTCTCTGAGGTGTGGCCTAACGGTGCAGACGAGATCACTGCTATGGCTGCTCACAACGGCTTCCTGTACATCTTTGGTCGTCGTCAGATCCTAGTGTACAGAGATGCTTACGATCCTGCTGCTATGACCCTTGCTGACACAGTATCAGGTATTGGCTGCTGTGCAAGAGATTCTATTGCTTTGACAGGTACTGATGTCTTCTTCTTGTCTGATAGTGGTGTTCGTAGTCTCTCAAGAACTATCCAAGAGAAGAGTGCTCCTTTCCGTGACATTAGCGCCAATGTGCGTGATGACTTAGTTGAGGATCTTAATGCTGAAACTCTGGCTAATATCAAGTCTGTATACTCAGACAGCAACGCTTTCTACCTTATTACATTCCCTACTAAGGGTAGAACATATTGCTTTGATACAAGGGCTATTCTTCCCAACGGTGCTGCAAGGGCTACGACTTGGAATCTAGTTCCTAAAGCTCTATTCTCAAATAGATCCAAAGAAGTCCTTATGGGCTTCACAAGCTATGTAGGCTACTACACTGGTAACTTAGACCGTACAGCTACCTACCGAATGGCTTACTACTCTAACTGGTTTGACTTGGGACAAGCTCAGACAATAAAGATCCTGAAGAAGCTAGGCTTTACCCTTATCGGCGGTAATCAAGCTGATGTTATCGTTAAGTATGCCTTTGATTACAGCCCTTCATACCAGACTAGAAACATCGTTATGGGTTCTAGGTCTATATCTGAGTATGGTACAGCTGAGTGGGGTTTAGCTGAGTGGACAGCTGGTGTTGTCTTTGATAATCAGCGTATTCAAGGATCTGGTAGTGGTACTGTCTTCCAGTTTGGTATTGAGGTAGACATCAGTGATTTTGAACTAAGCGTCCAGAAGATGGATTTGTTTGCGAAAATAGGACGGACAATATAATATGAGTAATTACACTATTGCAACGGATTTTGCAGCTAAGGATGCCTTGGCTACAGGTAATCCATCTAAATTAGTTAAAGGCACTGAAGTGACTGCTGAATTGGAAGCTATCGCTACAGCTGTTAACTCTAAGGCTGATGCTGCTGATGCTGCTTTGTCAGGCACTCTTAGCGGTACTTATACCATCGACTGTGGTACATACTAAGGAATAAATATATGGGATTTTTTAGTGGAATCACAAACGCTATTAGCGATGTAGTCGAAAGTGCTGGAGACATTGGTCAAACAGGAATTGATTTAACCAAAGAAGCCTTGAAACCAGCATTAGCCGTTGGTAAATGGTCTTGGGAAAACCCTGTAGAAGCAGCCTTGCTAGGCGCTGGCGGTTATTATTTTGCTCCTGAGATTGGTGCATGGTTTAACCCAGCTACAGGAGAAGCGGTAGCAGGAACCGCGGCTGGAACAGAAGCAGGAGCAGCTACAGCTAATTTAGCTTCATCAGGTACTGGTTTACAGTCTACTGGAGGCCTCGGCTTAACTGGCGGAACTACTGCTAATTTAGGAGCTATGGGCGGAGCACAAGGTTTAACAGGATTAGGGACTACAGGGACTACTCTTGGAGCAACAGGAGGCGCTCTTTCTTATGGTGGGTTGGGGGCTGGCTTAGGTCTTTCAGCAGCTGCAACAGGATTGGGAACAGGACTAGGAACAGGTATGGCAACAGGAACAGGTTTGGGAGCTTTGTCAGCTTCGCAATTAGGCCAATTAGGTCTTATTCAAGGTGGTTTAGGTTTGGCAGGCGGTTTGCTTGGTGGTAACGCCGCTGCTGACGCTACAGAACAAGCTGCTCAGAACTACGCTAACTTAGCTAGAGAAGCTTCTGCACTAGGTAAGTTTACTCCGGTAGGCACAACTACTCGCTTTGGCACATCTAACTTCACTATTGACCCTGCTACTGGCGGTCTGAAGGCTGATTACACACTGTCACCTGAAGCTCAAGCCTACCAAACTGCTTTGTCAGGGCTTGGAACACAAGGCTTGCAGGCTGCTCAAGGTGTTATGAACTTGGGTCAGCAATATGTCGGGGAGTCTCCAGAAGCTGTTCGTCAGCGTTATATTGAGACACAACGGGCTACTTTGGCTCCCGGTCAAGAGCAAACATTGGCAGGTATTCGTAATCGTCTATTCCAAACAGGCCGTGGTGGCCTAGCTACAGGCGCTACACAGGCGGGTGGCTTGGCTGCTACTAACCCCGAAATGGCTGCTTACTACAACTCTCTGGCTAACACAGAGCGTCAGTTGGCTGCTAATGCTGAGACAGCCTATCAGAATCAAGTTAACTTTGGTACTGGACTGCTTGGAAGTGCTGTTACACCATTTACCAATGTGTTTGCTGCTCAGAAAGGAGTTGAATCTGCTGGTCAACAACCTCTGGAACTGTCTACAAACCTTGCTAATTTGGCCTCTACAGCAGGCGCTCGTCAAGGCACAACATACGCTAACTTGATGGCCCCTAGCATTCAAGCTTCACAACAAGCAGCAAGCTATAGTCCTTTCTCTACAGCCGCTATGGGCGCTGCCTCTAATCCTTTGCTTGGCTTGGGTTTGTTGAACTGGTATAATTCTTAATTGTAAGAGAAAGAAATAATAATGGCACAAGATAGTATCTTAGGTCTGTTTACTGACCCATATCAATATCTCCAACAACAAAACCAGAACCAGACTATTGAGGCAATGAAGTTTGCCCAGCTCAATCCAATGGAGAGAGCACAGTATGGTATTTACAAAGGCGCTGCTCAGTTGGGTGGCGGTATTGGCTCGGCTCTTGGTGCTCAAGATCCTGCTTTAGTTCGTCAATCGCAACGACAAACTCTGCTACAAGGTCTGGATTGGAACGATCCTACCTCTTTGGCTAATGCTTCACGCTCTGCCTTGGAAATGGGAGATGTTCAAGCTAGTCGTGAGCTTGCTATGGCTGCTGAGAAAGCAAAAGCTGCTCAGTTGGAGTCTGCTGTCAAAACAAGTCAGATTGCCCGTAACCTGCGTGAGCGTCCTGCTAATATGTCTGAGCTGTCTAAATTACAAGCTGAACGAGATGATTTGATTGCTCAGTTCGGGGAGAACGATCCTCGTGTCAAGGAAATTAATGCCTTGATTAACAAGAAGACAACAGGTGGTGGACTTGGTTCTGAGATAGCTGCTGGATTGTCTCCACTTGTAGGTGCTATGGCTGTGTCTCAAGCAAAGAAAGCAGGTGAATCAGGAGGCACTGAGGTGGGTAAGCAGACTGCCAACATTCAAGGCAAATACACTGCCCTAAGCTCTATTAAAGACGCTCTTGATATTCTTGATAAAGGTATTTACAGCGGTGGTTATGGTCCATTGCAAGAAGCTGCTGCTAAATACGCTGGGGGCATTATTCGTAAAGACCGTTTAGCAAATACACAAGAATTTAGAGCTTACATTGGTGATGTTGTTATTCCTCGTCTACAAGAATTTGGCGGTAACGACTCTGTTGAAGAACTGAATTACTTGCGCTCTGTGATGGCTGGAGATACTTCAATGGAAGGATCAGCAATTAAAAACATCTTGAAACGAGCCGACAACAAGATTAAAGCAGGTATTTCTCGTTTGGAAAAACAACAGTCAGCTATTACTACAGGTCAGCCTCTTCCTATTGGTGATTTAGGAGCTCCAGCGGCTGCACCAAAGCCTACTAAACGGTTTAATCCAGTTACAGGCGCTTTAGAGACTCTTTAAGGATAAGTATGCCACAGTATATTCAAGTTGGGCAAGATGTTATTGAGTTCCCCGATAATATGTCGGATGAACAAATCACGGCAGTTTTGAGAAAACAAGCAGCCCCTTCCCAGCAAGCCCCTGAGCAAAAATACAGCGGGTTTTTGATGGGTTTAAAAGACCCTCTTAGCGGAGGTGCTCAACTTCTTGAACAAGCTCTTCCTAAAAGCCTTGTAACCAAGATTAATGAAATTAACAACGAGCTTGCTAAATATGGGTTAGTGTCTCCTGTAGGGGCTGGCGGTGTTACAGAGCAAGTAGCTAAAGAACAACAAGCGTATCAAGCACAGCGTAAAGCTCAAGGAGAAGGTGAAAACATAGACTGGGCGCGTGTGGCAGGTAACATAGTAAGTCCTGCTAACTTGGCTGTAGGAGGCGTAGCTGGTAGTCTTGCCACTGCTCCGGCTCGTCAAGCTGCTTTAGTAGGCGCTACACAAGGTGTACTGACACCTACAGCTGAAACTGAGGACTTTGCCACTGAGAAAGCTCAACAGGCTGGCGCAGGTGCTGTTGGAGGTGTCGTTGGAGGAGCTTTGGTAAAAGGAGCAGGTAAAGTTCTTAGCCCAGCGGTATCAGCAGCTGAACAGAAGCTACGGGATCTTGGTGTACAGCTAACACCCGGTCAGCTCATTGGAGAAACAGCAAGGGATGTTGAAACATTTGCAACAAACTTGTTTGGTATTGGCCCTTCAATTTCAGCCGCCAAAGAACGAGCAGTAATGTCGTTTAACAAAGGCGTTATTAATAAAACACTAGACAAGATAGGCGATAAACTCCCTGAGAATACTACTGGTCGTAATGCAATTCTATACGCAGCAGATCAGGTATCTAATGCCTATGATGATATTTTGTCAAAAATGAAGTTCAATCTTGACTTCAAAACAACATCAGGTCTTTTGAATGCCTTAGATAAAGCAGCCTTGCCTTCAGCTGCCCAAAAAGAAACTGCAATAAATGAGCTTAATAAAGTAGCTTTGTCTCGATTTGATAAAACAACTCTTACAGGAAACGAATATAAACTTATTGAATCAGACCTAAGAAAGCTTTCTAACGATTACATGATAAGTGATAATATGACTGATAAGCAGATTGGTCAAGCTTTGAAAGATGTTTTAGGTGTTTTTAAAGATGAGCTGGCAAAACAAAATCCAAAACAGACTTCTAAATTGCGGCGTATTGACAGTGCCTATGGTGATTTAGAGGTTATTCAAACAGCCGCTGCTAATTCAGGTGCAGAAGGCGGTATTTTCACACCAAAACAATATCAAACTGCTGTCCGTCAGCGTGATATAACAAGAAATAAAAAATCTTTTGCTAGAGGCACAGCAAGGGGCCAAGAAGTATCGGATGCTGCTATTAACATAATGGGGGAAAGCCCACGAGCCAACATTGAAGGTCGGATTTATGCTAATACCGCAGGTTTGCTTGGAGGCGCTCAAAACCCCTATATTGCCGTTCCGTTAGCGATTGCAACGCCTGTAATGTACTCTGAATCAGGTATTAAAACTATGGAAGCTTTGATGCGGAGCCGTCCTGAAATTGCTAAGAAGATTGGTAATACGCTGGTTAAGCGCGCAACTAGAGAGGGAAGCATTACCGGCGCTCAGGTTCTAGAAGCTTACAACAACGCTATCCAAACTTCAAATAGCCCATAGGAGGTTATCATTGATCCAATCTCTGCAATGCTCATGCTTGGCAGTGCGCTCAAGGGCATACGCTCTTGTTGCGAGATGCTTAACGAGGGCAAAGCAGAGATCCAAAGGATTAAGAAGGGTGTAGAAGATGCTAAAGCTATCGTCAAGGATGTTTCTGGCTTCTTTGGCTGGCTCAAGGGGTTATTCTTACCACAGGATAAGCAGGATACGAACGCTGTCCAAGCTACGGCTAAAGAGACACCTAAGAAGGCGGATGAATACATAGAGTACATCCCCGATGAGGATGCTATTGTAGACCAGTTCATCAAGCATGTAGGGGACTTCTTCAAGGCTCAGGCTTATTTGGTAGCTTATAAGGAAGACTTAGAGCGTAAGGTGTTTAGTTCTTCGTATGGGGACAACAACATTGGGGCCTTAGAGCTTATCTCGATTGAGACAAAGCTAGTTAAGTGTGGTAGGGAATTAGTAGAGCTTATGAACGAAGCTCCTCCACAGCTAGGGCCTTTGTACAGTCGATACAAGACAATGTACTCTAAGATCTTAGACGAACAAAAGAAGACAAGGGAACGAGATAGAAGGAACGAGAAGCAACGCAAGATAGACGGTGTCAAAGCCTATAACGACAGGATTGACCGTTGTGTTCCTCATTGGGTAATCTTAGGTCTAATAATAATTTTCTGGTTATCCGTATGGCAAATATATCGAACTACGACGCAAAGATCTACTTTTGGGGAATGGTCTTCTTTGCCTCAGTTAGCTTCATTGCATTACCCGTCACAGCATTCATCTACATAGACAACCTAGTCTTAAACGCTAGGGTAGACAAGACACTTCAACAACTAGAACAAAGGGAGAAAAAGAAGTACCATGAAAGAACTAATTCAAAAATGGATGGACAAACCACCGATGACAGCGGACGAGATTGAGATCAGAACTTGGTCTTTTGTTGTTCGTTCAATCACAGTGATGGTGTTGGTTATTGCATTTGGTGTCTTGTGGCTCATAGGCTTTGAAGAGCAAACAGGTGACTTAGCTCCTATTGATGCTGTGTTCCTTGAGATCCTCAAAGCTATTGCCTTCATGGGCGTAGGCGCTATGGGTGCTATCTCTGGCCGTAAGGGTGCTAATCCACCTGAAGTAAAGAATAACGATGGACAGCCTTCTTAATATCCTCAAAGGGGCTGCTCCAGCCCTTGCAACAGCCGTAGGAGGCCCTCTAGGGGGTATGGCTGTCAAAGCTATAGCTGATAAGCTAGGTGTTCCTGCATCAGTGTCTGAGGTTACTAAGGCCCTTGAGTCGAACCCTGAACTTGCTCTGAAGCTCAAGGAAATAGACACCAAGGCCTTTGAGGTTGAACAACAGAATGTGACTGATCGTTGGAAGGCTGATATGTCTTCTGACTCTTGGTTGTCTAAGAACATCCGACCTATGACCCTTGTGGCTATATTGGGTGCTTACTTCTTGTTTGCAATGATGTCAGCTTTTAATGTCAATGTGAACGAGTCTTATGTCAAATTACTAGGTGAATGGGGTCAACTGATTATGTTGGCATATTTTGGTGGTAGAACTGCCGAGAAGATTATGGAGAAGAAAAACAAATGAACCTAAGCGAGTCTTTGACTTCTCATCAAAAGTCTGTTTTAAAATGGCGTAAGGCTAATCCAGAAAAAGTAAGAGAGACTAAAAATAAATGGAATGAGCTAAATCGTCAAAAAGTAAGAGAAGACAAACAACGGTGGATGGCGAAACCAGAAAACCGTATTAGACATTCTTTGGGACAGGCTAAACGAAGAGCACAAAAAGATGGCAGAGAGTTCGATATAACTATTGAAGATCTTTTACCTTTGCCAACAACCTGCCCTGTTTTAGGCATAGAGATAAACTATACAGGGACAAAAGCTAGAGGTTTTGTAAATAATTCTCCTTCGATTGATCGTATTGACTCATCTAAAGGTTACATAAAAGGTAATGTTCAGATCATTTCTTGGAGAGCTAATAGAATTAAATCAGATGCCTCGATAGAAGAATTAGAAGCAGTTATAAAATATATGAAAGGACATCAACCATGCAATTAAGCGAACATTTTTCACTTGACGAGGCTACCTACAGCGAGACAGCTATCCGTAATGGTATTGACAACCAACCTTCTACACTCCAGTTGGAGAACATGAAGATTGCAGCTAAGAACTTGGAGCTTATCCGTGCTGCCACAGGCCCACTACGGGTGAACTCTTGGTTGCGTCTACCAGCAGTTAATGTGGCTGTTGGAGGCTCTAAAGTATCTTCTCACATGGATGGTTGGGCTATTGATGTCTCTAGCTCTAAATTGACCCCTTACCAGCTGTGTCAGGAAGTCAAGAAGTCAGGTATCAAGTTTGACCAGATGATCCATGAGTTTGGTCGTTGGATGCATATCAGCTTTGCCCCTGAGATGAGACAACAAGAACTGACTATCTTCAAGCCTGAGAACAAATACAAAGCAGGTATCTTGACTGAAGAAGAGTACCATAAAGCTTAAAAAGCCGTTGTGTACAGAAAAGAAGAAGGCCCTCACAAGGGGCCTTTTCCGTTTGTGGAACAAACTATTGTTGTCAATCCTTACCTATAACAAAGATAAACGCTATTGTAAAGAATCCTAGATGTAGAAGAACTGCATTAGCAAACTCATATACATCTTCGTCAGTCTCTACAACAGCCTCCTCAGTATGGTTAATACCTAAGACTAGACCGCCTGACCAGCTAAAGTCTACTATCATTAATCATCTCCTGTAAAGTATTCCATTTTAGTAGGCTCAATAGTTATCTTCCATGAGCTTGAGGGATAATCATCGTTGTTTAAGATTTTACCTAAAGCAGCATATAAGTTACAAGGGGCTACAAGTGTTTTTGTCTCCATTACATATTTTGGATCCGTATAAGTTATAAGCATAAGTGCAGGTAGTGTTTTCATGTTTGCTCCTTATCAGAGACAAGGGTTATTTTAGGTCGTTCAAATATCATGTGACCGTCACAAGCTTCTTTCATTAGGTATGTATTTAACATAGATACCATCTTTGGAAGGAGTATATCAGGGTGTTGAGTGAATGCAAGCTCAACTTCAATAATCAGTTTACCGTTTTGAATCATACTACCAGTGCCTCCATGTGTTAGCAATAATGTGGAAGCAGGTAATCATTTCGACTACCCGCATAAGTATCATCAGTTTAGACGGCACTTTCTTCTACCATGTGTGGGACTGTCCGTACACTGGGAAACTTCTCCATGAACTCTTCCCTAGTAATGTCTTTACCAATCTTAATCTCAGTAAACTCTCGTTTTCCGCTCCTCAACTGATCTTTCAGATTTAAGCAAGCAGGACAATTATCCTTTGTGTAGACTATTATCATATCTCGCAACCTCCGGCAGCTGTGCATGACAACATTTGTGCTCCTTCGACATTATCAGAATACTCTACAAAAGTATCCCAGTTAATGCTTTCAGGAACTTCTTTTAGCAAAGTTTCGTAAGTATTTTCATCAATCTCTTCGTAAGGTGCTTGACGATAACTGCCTCCTGAGTAAGGAAGGAATGAAACCCCTGTTACCTCATCGAAGTTTCTGTAAACCCACGCACCGACTTCAGGCCATTCTTCCTCGGTTACACTAATTGTAACAGAAGGTTTGTGTTCTGTCCAGTGGCGTTGGAAAATCAACCATAGACGCAAATGCTCAATAGCGGTCAAGTCTTCCCTAAGCACTGCTCCTTCCTCAACCTTCATTGGGAAAGAAAACACTGTCGTAGAGTCAGGCTTCATAACGCAAGGCTCAGACGGAAACCCTGAGTTCTTCAAGAAATTAGTCAGGGGATCTTTGTTGTCAGAACGCACACGGCGAATAAAAAACTGACTATGCTGGGGGTGTATACCGCTAGCAGTCCCAGTAAGTTGGGAGACAGTTCCTTCAGGTTTAACACAAGTAATAGCAGCTGAAACGGGGATGCCAAGATCAGCAGCCATCCTAGCGTTTGTATCAATAGCCACATCACGGAGTTCCTCCAAGCGTTTAGGTAAGCCAATATCGTTAGCTGAATTCAATAACGGGTTATCCAAAATACCTGTCATTGAGACACCCAACAAGCGTTCATCTTCAGTGTTAGTCTGCCAGATCTTACGAAGATATGGGAAGTTTGTCATCGTCGATTGGAAGGTTCCCAAGATTGTCGCAATAGCGACTTTTTCTTTAAGAGACTCCACATCATCATCCGCACGAACAATAACTGAAGAGAGGTTGCAGAATTGGTAAGGACGGAGGATAATTTCACTACAAGGGTTAGTGCCCCATTCTTTATCGAGTACACGACGACCATTCTTAGCCGCCTGAAGTTCCGAAGCATAGCGGTTAAAGATTCCACGCTCCCCTGAATGACTTTCATAGATATTGCTCCATTCACGCATAAACTGACCTACATCAGGCTTAACCTCGTAGACCGCTGAGTTGTTAGCCAATGCTCGTTGACCTTGACCGTCCCACCAATTACCTGCCTTAGCGTGAGCCATACGGTCATCACCCAAGTCAGACAAAGAGATCATAGCCGAGCGTCGAACCCCGCCAACCACAACGACTTCCCCGATTTTACAAAGAATGTCATGTGCTTCAAGCGATGTAAGTTTCCGTCCAGAAGCAGATTTAAACTTCGTAACGACATATTTAAATAAATCGACCAACGGTTCAGGGCCAGAGGCGCGACCTCCAAAAGTCTTGAGACGGGTTCCAGCCGGACGCACTGAGGATACATCCCACTTAGGTACTTCACCTGCCCATAGGAGAGCGAGGACTTGTCGAAGGGCCTTTGCCCATCCTTCTTTGGAGTCTTTAACATGAACCACAGTATTAGACTCATACAGCTTTTCAGGAATCTCAGGGAGTTTGTTGACATATTTTTGTTCTACAGAAAAGCCAACGCCAGTACCACAAAGCAAAATATACATTGCTTCGTCGAAGGCTTTGGGGTCGTCAATAGGAAGGTAAGAACAGTTATAGCCAGCAATGTTTTGTCGTTCAAGGGCTTCTCCAGCAGTCATAATAGAGCGCATTGAGGGCATAACATCCAAGTTAACCACTGCTGTCTCAAGACGGTTACGAAGTTCAGGTGTCAAGTCAAAGTTGTTATTCTTCTTCAGGTGCTTTTCCATGAAGTCGAAGTAACGAGCCACTGTCTCATTCCAGTGCTCACGACGGCCTTTATCGTCCAAATAACGGCTGTAGCGTGACTTGGCGATATAGGTCTGGTAGGGGGTCATTTTCATTGTTTGATTGTCCTTTTGTTGTTGCTTTTAGGGCCGGGTATTTTAGTAGCTTTCGATCATCTTGTCAAGATACCAACGAGCCTTTTTGAGGTCTTCCACACCATTTTTGTCCATGAACCTCATAATGTACTGCAAAAGTTGTACATAATCTGAGATGAACAAAGGGGCGTTGTCAGGATATCCTTGGTAATCGAACTTGGCTACCAGTTTAGCAATCACATCCCGTACCTCAATGTTCTTGTCCTCAAAGAGCATGTAATGCTTTGGTTTACTTATTACATTGTACAAGTCCTCAGCGGTTGTTCCGTTTAAGCCTTTCTCTGGTAGGTTCAAAGCTGCCATATATTCCTCAACCTCTTTAACTGTTGGTTTGGTTGCCATTCGCTCATACTGATTACCAAAAGCTTTCCACTCTTCAATTTGTTTATCAGTTATCATTAGAGTACTTTCGTTGTAAGTATTCAATCGACAAGAATAGCTCGTCAAAGTGTCCGTCATTTACCTCGTTCATGACAAGCAAGCCACGCCAGTGACGGTTGGAGAGCTGATCCATGTAAGACTCATCGTGAAGATAATAACTACCAACAACGATAGCAGAGATAGGCTTCCCATCAGCGCGTTTACCATAAGCAACTTGTTTTCCTTGTTGGTGTCCAGCCACGCAAGACATATGAAGCTTACTGATAATAGCAGCAGGGGAGGCAGCAGGTCTGCCCATAGCCCCAACAGGCCAATAATGATTGAAGCCAACCCCATTGATAAAAACTGGATGCAGAAAAGCGTGTACTTCCCAATCTTTGTCATATTCCAAGTCCTCAATGGAGATTAAACCTTCAAGCATAGGATTGTTGTTAACAGCCCTGTCGATACGGTTCTCATGGTTACCGAGTGTTAACACCATACGAGGCTTGTATACCTTGTGTTTGGTGTCTTTCTGTGTCTTCTGGAGATCACGAAGAGGTTGTAGCAGCATAGACATACCCAACTTAGCTGCCTCGATGTCTTTCTGGTAGCGTAAACCTTCAAAGTATTTACTACCTTTAACATCGTGGCTAGACAGGCTAGGCATGTCGGCATGGTCGCCCAAGTGAACAACTACATCAGGTTTGTACTCACAGATAGCTTTACCAGCCCAAGTAAGGTGCTCCATTGGAATACCTTCCTTGACCTGAGTATCAGGGATTACTAGGATCCGCATGTTAGCTCAAGTCCTTAGTGAACATCTGTTTAACTATGTCAGGATTGCCGTGTGTTTCTTCAGCCTCAATGTTAAACTCGTGCATCTTAAAAAACACCTTCTCTTTGATACCGTAGCCGTAAGAAGCCTCTAAGACACCCATGACTTCCCACAGAATGTCATACCAACGAGCACCGTCTGTCCAAGCAATATCCAAGGTATGAGTATGCTCAGGATAGTGTTCTACCGCAGGTGTAGTGATTGTGAAATAAACCTTGGTCATTGGTTCTTGATACCCATCCTCAGTCCAACCATCAAAAATAGCCATATCTTGTTTCTCCTTATTTATCAAGTGGAAATAGTCATTAAGTGTCATTGAAGTCTCCATCAATCGGGTGGTAAACAGCATACTCTGTCTCATAGACTCCCTTAGGATACTCTTTAACCACCTTCGTCGTTGTAATCAACCTACACCCAAGTCTAGGATGATCTACCACATACAGTTTAAGACAACCATCCATCCAATCAGGCTTGAACGGTGGGGGCTTATAGTGTACTACCAGTTTCGCCATCGGATTGTTCCCCTGCCATGTACTTCTTGCCTTCTTCGATACCATTCTTGATACCTGTCAGGATAGCAAAACAAAGCAGTGCTTCCTTTTCCTTGTCGGTCATGTCAAAGCTGTAGTCTGCACTGCCGTCAGGGTTCTCACGAATCAATTTTACTTCCATCGCTTACTCTCTTTCTTTAGCTAAAGCTTTTGCGTCGTTCTTTAATCCAATGAATAGGTACTTCTTTGTCAGCGTACTGGAACCCATTCTTTTCACACCACTGAGCGTAGGTTGTCCTACTTGCCTTACTTATCTTCTGTTTACTATTCGAGAATACAAAACGGATGTCTAAGTGAGGGTGCTGTCTTTTGATAAGAATGTGCTTCTTACGATCTGCAATTAAGAACCTTCCTTTTGTTTCAATGATGATACCATTCTCAAGCACGAAGTCAGGGGTGTACTCTCGTTCAGTAGCAGGTTGAAGGTATCGAATCTTCATCTCCTCGTATGTGAACTTAGCACCGTTATCAGTCAAGAACTTTGAAGTCTCTTCCTCTAACCCTGATCTGAATCCATGCTTTAGAGCCACTGCTCGTTTACTCATTACTTTTCTAGTTACCATTGGCCTGTCTTGTGAAACTGGTGGAGAAAGACACCAAAGGCATCAGTGAACTGTTCATCGTGAGTCATATGTCCCATTGTGAACATAATAGCGTGAACTAACTCATGGTAGAAGGTCTGCTGTGTTGTCTGCTCACTCATGCCACTACGAATTGTAATCAACTGAGAGTGACAATCACACTTACCTAGCTCTGTGAGGTCGTCTGAGAATCTGACTGTCCACTCGAATCCACCGAGTTCAAAGCCGGAGGGTACCAAGTATCGTGTGGTGTTCTTCTTAACCATAGAAGTGCTCCGTTCTCGGTGACTCGTTCAATATTACCATCATAAGCTTTAACACAAGCATCGTACATCTCCCGTTCAGTCTTACATTCAGCTAAGATCTTTGCAGCCTTAACTGGCCCTATGCCTTTCAAGCCAATGATGTTGT